TCAGGTAGTTTCATATCATGGCCCAGATAAAGCCAGCAACGCCAGCGAGAAACACAACAGTCATAAGGAACAAAACGATGAGGGTCACGTAGTACATGATCTCATCAATGCCACCATAGTCGCCATCGTCATACATGGTATGTCTCCCGTGATTTAGCTACTCGGTCAAACGCTCGTATCAGGTTGCGTTTGCGTTCGGGGTTGGTGATAGGTAATTGTGTCTTGGTAAATAGGTTTGCATTAGCTTCTGCTTCTTCAAAAGAATGAGCAAGCCACACTGACTCGGGTTTATTTTTTCGGGCTTCAATCGCTTGGCGCAAAAGTGTTTCAATGACCAAATCTGTCATCTCTGGGGTGTCACTCATTGATTGCTCCTTGGTACGTGGTTAGGTGCTTGGTCAGTCTGGCTATTCTGGTGTCGTTGTAGCGCACTACAGATACGGCGTAATCTACTGCCGTCTCCGCTTCCAACTTTGATAGCTGGGCAATAGCTAACTCAGCGGCGATGACCTCCAACGGTGTAGGTTTGCGAAAGTAATTTCTAATAAGAGTGACTATTGTGTCGTTCATGCTTCACCCCGTCCACGGCAAGTCAGGCATACGGCACCGTCAAACTCACCCTCGCCACTGCCCGAACAGGCCTGGCAGATGTCAGTCTCACCAGGCTCACAGCCATCGTCACTCATGTAAGCCGCCAAATCTTCTTCGTAATCGTAATCAATCATGATGTTGCTTTCGTTAAGGCGTCAGCGCCGGCTTCAGTAATGTGGTAGCGGGAGCCACCACGAGGTCCGCTAGAGCGCAACGTGACCCAGCCCTGTTTCAACAGGCGTTGCAGTACGCGATGCTCATCGCTGGGGTAATTTGTCATCAGTCGTGTGGAGACTGTGCCTGCAGGGTCACTGCTGTCCAGCAACTTCTTGCAAGCCAATGTTTTTTTACCTCTGTAGATTAGATTCATCATCCCCCCACTTTCAGTGCAAGGCACTCTGCGTAAGAACCCGTAAAAATAATGCAATAGCTGTTTCGGACGGTGTCGCCTTTGCAAACGATGATGTTGCCGTGAGCGTTGATTTTAGCCGTGTAGTTCATGTTGCTTTCCTAAAAAACCCTCATGCGATTTGCTAGGGCTTAGATTCATCATATCACTGTTTCCCACAATTTCGCACAATCCAGAAACTATTTGTATAGGGACAAACCCTAAGTACTTTGCTCTCTGGCCAGGCTTTGCTTGAGGTAGTGCAGGATCTGTGCGGCCAGCGTCCTGGTGTTGCGCTCGGCCATCTTCCGCAGCTCACGCTCAATGTCGGCAGGCAGTCGGACGGTCATGTAGCGATCTTTAATCATGGTTGTTTCCCCTGTTTCAAAATTTCCAACCGTTCCCGGTTGGTTCTTACGGTGCAGTAGCGTTGATGGATGCGCTCTAGCATGGTTACCCTACGGTGTTTGTTTTTCTCCTCGTCCAACAAAGCCAAAAGATCGGCCTCACTGTAGTTGGACAGATTACTTTGAAATTTTCTCCAAGTCAGCAATTCTCTTCTCCAGTTCGGCAATGTGGGCCACCACCTTGTTGTAGGCCCGTGACGCGCTATTGTGCGTCCGGGTGCGGATCAAAAGTTCGGCCTGTGCTGCCTTGAGTCTGGCCTTGAGTTGTGTGATTCGGGTCACTTTAATGCCTCCAGTGCAATGTCAGAAATGGCGCGTTTGTCATGGAGCGCCGCCCATATCTTTTCGTCTACGGTCTTGTTCGCCACCATGACGTAACACCACACGTCATGCCGCTGGCCGCTGCGGTGCAGGCGCCCGATGGTCTGCTCGTAGAGTTCCAGCGACCAGGGCAGGGACAGAAAAATGATCTTGCTGCCGCCGTGCTGCAGGTTGAGGCCGTGGCCAGCAGACTTAGGATGGGCCAGCAGCAGCTCGACTTTGCCAGCGTTCCAGCGTTCGATGGCGTCTGGCGCGTCCAGCGTCACGGCGCGAGGGTAGCGGCGCTTGAGTTCGGCCAACTCCTCCCGGTAGGTGTAGGCGATGATGGTGTTGGCGTGTTGGTTTTCGGCCAGCAGGTCGTCCAAGGCGTCGAACTTGGTCGAGTCAAACCAAACGGTTGAGTCGCCGTACACAAACCCAGACGCCATCTGCTGCAGCTTGGCCGTGACCACGCCGGCGTTGACGGCCACCGCCTGGGCGTTGGGGAACTGGGCCACAAAGTCCTTTTTCATCTGGTCGTAAGGCTGGCGGTTGACCAAGTCAAACCGCACCGGCACAGTGTGCAGCGGGGGCAACTTGTCCTTGTACTCGCCCGGCTCCAGCACGAACGTGGCTGGCTTGATGCGCTCCATGACCTGCTCCAGCGCACCTGGGCGCGGCGCCCACTGGTTGTATTCTTTGCTGACCAAGAAGAAGTACTGTTGCTGGAACGCGCCCTTGCTGCGGCCCAGCAGCGCCTGATCAACGATCTTGCACTGGCCGAATACGTCCTCTAGGCCGTTGCTGGTGAAGCTGCCGGTCAAACCCCAACGGGTACGCACCTCGGTGATGACCTTGTTGAAAGCCTTGAATCTGGCCCCGCTAGGGTTCTTCAGCCGGGTCAGTTCGTCGAACACGACGGCGTCAAAACCCCACGATCTGTCCCAATGGTCGGCCAGCCATTGCAGGTTGTCGTAGTTGGTCACCACGATCTCAGCCGAATTTTCAATCGCAGCCAGCCGCTGCTTGGGCGTCCCGACCGCCACCGACACTTTGCGGTACTCGGCCCACAGCCGGGCCTCGGTCGGCCAGACGCTGACGGCCACCCGCAGCGGCGCCACCACCAGGAACCGACCCACAAGACATTTGCTAATAAGTTCGTCCATAGCCGACAAGGCGATGGCGGTCTTGCCTGCGCCGACCGGCGCCAAGATCATGGCCCGGTCGTTCTCGTACAGGAAGTCAACTGCCTGTTCTTGGTATGGTCGTAAATTCATCCACCTGCTCCTTTGTCCACAGCACACAGTACCTTTGCCCCAGCCGCGCCATGTCGGCGGCAAAGACTTTCTGGAGCGCGGACAGCCGACCGCCGAGGGTCTTGACTTCCACAAACCACACCACGCCGCCGGGCAACACCACGATGCGGTCGGCTGCGCCGCCGTGGCCGCGCCACTTGTAGGCTGTGCCGCCCAGCGCCTTGACGCGCTTGACCAGATATGCTTCAATGTGCTTTTCCATATCCAAACTTTAGCACAGAAAAAAAGATTTGCACAAATTTATTTTTGTGTGGTACACTGGCCGCTCATCAACTAAAGGACAGTAATGCAACACAGTAAGATCGTCGGCGGTTCGACCGCCAAGCGTGTGATGGCCTGCCCCGGCAGTGTGGCCTTAGTTGCCAAGATGCCGCCACAAGCCGAGAACAAGTTCATGGCCGATGGGACGGCCCTGCACTCTGCCGTTGACCTGCTGGTCAACGACGGCGACGCCAGCGCCTATAGCCTGCTGGGCAAGACCTTCAACGGTGTGGTTCTTGACGAAGACCACTGCGAGAAGTTGAAGACGGCGCTGGCGCTGCTCGACGAGGTGGACCCCTTGGAGCAGATGACCTTCAACACCGAAACCCATGTTGGTTTTGGCGATTTGTTACCGGGCGTGTTCGGCTCGACTGATTTGATTGGCCGCATAGCCAACCGAGCCATCGTGCTGGATTGGAAGTTCGGCGACGGTGTGGCGGTAACTGCTGAGCAAAATGAACAACTTATGTTTTACGCTGCTGCCGCCATGCGGACGCCAAGCGCGGCGTGGGCGTTTGACGGTGCAACCGAGATTGAGTGCGTCATTGTTCAGCCACCGATGGTGCGGCGCTGGGTAACCACACCCGAGCGTATTAGGCAGTTTGAGCGCGACTTGGTGCAGGCCGTTAAGCAGTCGTCTTTGCCGGACGCTCGACTCATGGCAGGTGATCATTGCCGGTTTTGCACAGCTAAGCCCATATGCCCCGAGATGACTGGTGCTGCCGACCGGGCCATTGCCGTCAAGATAGACAACCTCGACAAGAACTTGATCAGCGACTACCTTAAGAACGCCGACCTGCTGGAGACTTGGATCACCAGCCTGCGTGAGTTGGCGCTATCTATGCTGGAGTCCGGTGCTAGACTGCCAGACTACAAATTGGTTGCCAAACGGGCAATTAGACAATGGACTGACGAGGACAAGGCGAAGGTCGCTTTGTTTGCGTTGGGTCTGAAAGAATCTGAAGTGATGGAGACTTCCGTGATCTCTCCGGCCAAGGCTGAAACGGCGCTCAAAAAGCGCAAGATCGCCTTGCCTGTGGATGTGGTTGTCGCCGTCTCTTCAGGTAATACCTTGGCTAGCGTGGATGACCCACGCCCTGAGGTGCTCTTGCTGGGTAAACAACTTGCCCGGCTTTTTAAACTGCAGTAAAGGAAAAATCGTGAGTAATCTTTCAGTGTTCTCTAAGGCTGGTTTGCCAGCTATCAGTACTCTCTCCTCCGCTCTCAAGAGCATCAGCGCAAGCGCAGGCCCGACGGGTGTCGTTATCCTCAAAATGGATAAGGGCGGTCATTGGGTCTTCGGTGCAGACCAGACCGAGGTCGAGGACGACTCGACCTGGGCCGTCAACCCCTTCTCCTTTGTCCACGGCTTTATCGCTTGGGGTGACGGTGAAGTGCTTGGCGAAAAGATGGTCGCCATCAGTCAGCCGTTGCCTCAGATTGACGATGCGCCCCCCGCCGCAAAGAAGGGTTGGGAACAGCAGATCGGCATGAGCCTTAAGTGCTTGACCGGCGACGACAAGGGCATGGAAGCGCGGTTTACGACAACGTCTGTCGGCGGTAAGCGTGGCGTGCAAACAGTCGCCGCTGCGTTAGCCGAGCAGGTCGAGAAGGATCAAACCAAGCCCGTGCCGGTTGTGAAGCTGACCAAGGATCACTACCAGCACAAGTCGTATGGCAAGATCTACACCCCGGTGTTTGAGATTGTTGAATGGGTCAGCATGGAAGGTGAGCCAACGGTTGAGGCACCGGCACCAGCCGGGCGGCGGCGCCGCTTAGCGGCTGCGTAAGCCGTTTTCTGATGCTCATTCGCAAGAGTGGGCATTGGAAAATGATCTGGCTTGATTTTGAAACCCGCTCCACCTGTGACCTAAAAAGTCGCGGCGTCTACAACTACGCGCAAGACCTCACGACCGAGGTGCTGTGCATGTCCTACGCCGTCGATGACGGCGAGGTGCAGACTTGGACGACAGGCCCACTACCTGACTTCACCGGCCACCGCATCATGGCGCACAACGCTGCCTTTGAGCGGCTCATCTGCTGGTACGTCTTGCAGGTCAACATCCCGCTGGAGCAGTTCTACTGCACCGCCGCGCAGGCCCGTGCCAACTGTGCGCCAGGGTCGCTGGAGGACGTGGGCCGGTTCATGGGCGCCAGCATGAAGAAAGACCACCGGGGCGCTGCGCTCATCCGCAAGATGTGCGTACCGCCCTTTCAAGAGTCGGCTGCGTTGACTGCTGAGATGATCCAGTATTGTGAGCAGGATGTCCGGGCCATGAGGGCCATCAGCCAGGCCATGCGCCCCTTGTCGGACGAGGAGCTGGCTGACTACCACGTCAACGAGCGCATCAACGACCGGGGCGTCTTGGTCGATGTGCCGCTGTGCCGCGCAGCGGTGTCCTACGCCGCCGCAGAGGCCGCTGAGATCGCCGAGATTGTCAAGGAGGTGTCCAAGGGTGAGCTGACCTCTGTGCGGTCGCCTAAGATGCGCCAGTGGGTCTGGGACCGTGTTGGCCCCGAGGCCCGTGCCCTGATGACCAAGGACGACAAGGTCAGCATCGACAAGACCGTGAGAGCCAACCTACTAAATTGTGAAGGAGTACCCCCCGATGTCCAAGAAATCATCCAGTGCGCCGACGATCTCTGGGCGTCATCGGTCGCCAAGTTCGCCCGACTCGCCCAACTCGCCGACGAGGAGGACAGCCGAGTCCGAGGCGCCTTCGTCTTTGCCGGAGGGTCTGCTACAGGTCGAGCTAGTAGCTACGGGGCGCAAGTTCACAATTTCACACGCAAATGCGCGAAAAGTCCTGATGATGTTAGGGCTGCAATGTGCCGGGGTCACGCCATCGTCCCCAAGTTTGGCCAGCGAGTTACCGATGTCCTCCGGGGGATGCTACGGCCTGCACTGATACCAGCCAAGGGTAAACACCTAGTTGTTGCCGATTGGTCATCCATTGAGGCCAGGGTAAACCCTTGGTTGTCTGGTACGGGCCAGGCCAAGCTAGACATTTTCGAGTCGGGCCTCGACCCCTACATCGTCAACGCCGCCGGTACTTTCCAGCGCACCTACGACGACATCAAGGCCGACTACGACCGCGACGGCGAGTCGGCCCAGCGCCAGATCGGCAAGGTGCAGGAGCTGGCCTGTGGCTTCGCAGGTGGCGTGGGCGCGTTTGCGTCGATGGCCAGAATCTACAGTGTGCGCCTGTCCGAGGCCGACTCCAAGCGCATGGTGGACGCCTGGCGCCGCAACAATCAGTGGGCCGTTGGCTTCTGGCAGCAGCTTGAGCAGCAGTACACCAGGGCCATGCGAAATAAGAATCAGGAGTTCACCGCCGGGCGCGTAACTTACCTGTTCGACGGTCGCCATCTCTGGTATTCTTTGCCCTCGGGCCGGGTGCTTTGCTACCCATTCGCCCGGCTGGAGGACGACGGCATCAGCTACGCCAAGTCAGCTTGGAAACCTGCCCAGGACGCCACCGAGTGGCCCCGCGCCCGGCTGTGGCGCGGTCTGGCTTGCGAGAACGTGACCCAGGCCGTGGCCAATGATTTGCTGCGCTACGCGCTGCGGCAGCTTGATGGTGTGGTGCTGCACGTCCACGACGAGATCGTCGTCGAGGGCGGTTCAGAAGAGGAAGTGCGTAGGGTGATGACCACGCCGCCTGCGTGGGCCGCTGGCCTGCCGTTGGCAGTTGGAATCAAGACGATGAATAAATATGGGAAGTGACGCTATGGAACTTTGGACATCAATACCCGGGTATGAAGGCTTTTATGAGGCCAGCAACTACGGCCACATTCGATCTTTGACCCGGTCTGTTCCGTATGGGAGACATACGGGAATGACGTACAAAGGGCGTGAACTAAAACTTTTTATTTCCGGTGCGTACCTTAGCGTTAAGTTAGCCCGGGCAGGAATCACAAAAACAGTTTACGTCCATGAACTAGTTTTGTTGTCTTTTGCCGGGGTGCGGCCACGTACAACGGGGCGCAGCGAAATTAGACACCTTGATGGAGATAAAACTAACAACCAGCTATCTAATCTCAAATACGGAACAAATAAAGAAAACATGGCGGATCGCAAGCTGCATAAGCTGGGTCTAATCGCAAACAAATAAAAACGCCGCCCGGTCAGGGGCGGCGCAAAGGAGACAACGTGCAATTTTTAGAGTTTATCACGGCGCTCGCGCCCGAGGGCGAGACAATGCTGTTTGTGCGCCAAAAACCACAGCTACGTGGCGGCGAGGCGCAGTACCACGCCGATGGTGCAGTCAAGGCCACCTGGCCTGCCTACCTGCCCTCGCACGGCGTTCGCGCCGGCGAGGCTTGGTATGGCAACACCGCCTCCTTCATCTGCGACCGTTTTGTTGATGGCCGCGTGTCGGCCTCGGCGGCCAACTGTGAGTATGTGGCCGTGATGGTGCTGGACGATATTGGTACTAAGTCCAAAACGCCGCCGCTTGAACCGACATGGGTGATGGAGACATCACCCAACAACTATCAATGGGGATTTGTTTTCAGTTCACAGCCGACCAAGGGCAAGTTTGCCGCCGCCATTAAAGCTATCGCCGCTGCCGGCTATACCGACCCCGGCGCATGTAACCCGGTCCGCAACTTCCGACTGCCCGGCTCGGTCAATTTGAAGCCCGACAAAGCCGCTTTCGCATCCCGGCTGGTTGAGTTTCACCCCACCCGCGAGTATCTGCTGGTTGACATTTGCGCGGCCCTGGACGTGGAGCCTGGCCCGGCCGAGTCCGGTAGTATCCAGCCAATTCGTATGGCCGACAACGGCGCCGACGATGTGCTGGCCTGGCTTTCAGACCAGGGTCTTTTGCTCTCGCGCCCAAACGCCGAGGGCTGGGCCGGGGTCATCTGCCCTAATTCAAGCGAGCACACCGACGGCAACCCCGAGGGCCGCTACATGCCCCTAAACCGCGCCTACTGCTGCATGCATGGCCACTGCATCGATCTGGACAGCAACACTTTTATGCAGTGGGTTGCTGAGAACGGCGGCCCCCGCCATTCGCCCGGCCTGCGAGACGACCTGATGGCCGCCCGTTTAGAGTTGGCCCTTGCTAAAATTAAACCTAGTCCTGAGTACCCTGACGCTGCCGCCGAGGTCATTGCTGAGGTTTCTCGCCAAGAATTGGGCCGGGTCGAGAAATCCGGTTGGTATGAGCGGTTTGCGTACTTGCAAGATGATGAGGCTTTCTTTGATATGCAGGACCGCCGCGAACTGTCCCGGAACACCTTTAACGCTGTTTTTCGGCACATCAAATGCGTGTCAATTCACGCTACCGGCAAGTCTCACCGCCGCGTTGAGGCCAGCGTCTGTTTTGATGAGAACCGCCAGGCGGCTGGCGCCCGGTCCTTGGTCGGCGTCACTTACGCCGCTGGCGAGCCGGTGCTGGTCACTCGGGACGGACTAACCTACGGCAACCGCTGGCGCAACGCCCGACCGACGCCTGTGGCTTGTGACATCAGTCTGTGGCTGCGTCACGCCGCTCGGATGCTGCCGGTCGAGTTTGAGCGCGAGCATCTTTTTAATGTACTGGCCCACAAAATCCAGTACCCCGGCCATAAGATCAACCATGCCGTCCTATTGGGCGGCAAGCCAGGCTCCGGCAAGGATACGCTTCTGGCGCCTTTTTTTTGGACCATTGGTGGCGCCGCCAAGCTGAACTGCGCCGTCGTCAAGAATGACGATTTGACTAGCCAATGGGGTTACGGGCTGGAGTGTGAGGTCATGGAGATCGCCGAGCTACGCCAGGCTGAGGCCCGTGACCGCCGGGCGCTGGAGAATCACTTAAAACCCATCATCGCCGCCCCGCCCGAATATCTCCCAGTCAACAGGAAGGGTCTGCACCCCTATATGGCCCTCAACCGAGTGCTAGTGGTCGCCTTCAGTAATGAGCGCGTGGCGATCTCGTTGCCTAGCGACGACCGCCGATGGTTCGTGGCGTGGGCCGAGGCCGGGCGCCTGCCCGAGGCCGAGGCCGTCGCCCTGTGGAACTGGTACCACCACCGGGGCGGCTTCGCTGGCGTGGCGGCATGGCTAATGGCGCGGGACGTGTCCGCTTTCAACCCCGCCGCCCCGCCGCCCCTGACTGAGGCGAAGGCCATCATGATTGACGCCGGTATGAGTACGGCAGAGTCTATATTGGTCGAGATGCTCCGCGAGCGCCGGGGCGTGTTCGCGGCCGGGGTGATTGGCTCGCCGTTCCACACAATTTGCGACCGCGTGCAAGGGTCCGGTGCCGTGGCGCCGGGCATTAAGATTGTCCAGGCGGCGCTATTTCACGCCCTGCGCGAGGCCGGTTGGGCTGACATGGGCCGCCTCACGTCGCGGGAATTCCCAACTAAAAAGCACATATTTGCGGCGCCCGACGTTGCTGGGCTATCCAAGTCGGACATGCGCCGCGTCGTGGCCTAGTGGTCTTGCTTAATGTCCTCAAGCTCTGCTAACGCCCTCCCTAACGCTTTCGTTAGCTGGTCAATACGGTCTAACAGATCTGCAGTGGCAATGTCGCCGTTTATGTACGTAGTTCGTTCGTAGCTTTTATTTTCGCGCATCAACATGGAGGGAAGAAATTTTTTCATGGTGTGTCTCGGTTGTTACGGCAAGGTAGTGTACCGGATTTTGGGGTTTGTAGTCATCTGTAGTCAATCTGTAAAAACGCGGTTGACTACGTCGCCTGAGAGGGGAAACGGGTGTTTGTAGTCAATGTAGTCATTTTTTTCTTCAAATCTTAAGGAATATATGATATGTGTATGGGAGCGCTGGCGCAAAACCACGACCGAATAAAACAGCGTGACTACAATGCCTACTTTGACTACAAATGACTTTCTGTATGATTTTATACGGTATACAATCTAAAGAATACAATTTGACCGAAAGGGTTTATTATGGATTTGGTAACAGTTGTAAAGAGGAAAGTCGGCGCGTTGCCTGGATCAAACAACGGTGGCGGTGCTAGGCCGGGCCGGCCAAAGCCGCTTGGGTCCGGCAGGCCAGTTGGTTCTCTCAACAAAGTGACGCTGACTGCCAAAATGGCTATTGCTGAATTTGTTGAAGGCAACGCGCATCGGCTGACGGGCTGGCTTGATGCTGTGGCTGAAGGCACGCCGATGCTTGATATCGACGGTAAGCAAGTCTACGATCACGAGGGCAACAAAGTCTACGTGACGCGGCCAAACCCTGAACGCGCATTCAACTTGTTCCAAAGCGTGGTCGAATATCATGTGCCTAAGCTGGCTCGCAGTGAGATCAGCGGACCCGGCGGCAGTGCAATACCGATTGCTGCGGTCGATCTCAAGGGACTGAGCGACGTAGAGTTAGTGCAGATGCAGACCCTGCTGGGTAAGGCCTCCCCCGGCGCATGAATGCCCCGCTTACCCCGGCAGCGGTGCTGGAGATGATCCAGCGGGAGCAGCTGCGGCGTAAAGCCGAGGGCAGTCTGTACGACTTTGTCAAGCAATCATGGCACGTGGTGGAGCCAGGCATACCGTTTATCCAAAGCTGGCACATCCAAGAGATCTGCGAACACCTTGAAGCCATCTCATGCGGCGACATTCGGCGGCTACTAATTAACATACCGCCTAGACATTCCAAGTCAACCATTGTGTCTGTCATGTGGCCAATGTGGGAGTGGCTGACCACGCCTGAGGCAAAGTTCCTGTGCGCTAGCTATGCCGGCAACCTGTCCATCCGTGACAACCTGAAAGCACGGCGCTTGGTGCAGTCGCCTTGGTATCAGGAGCGCTGGGGCAGCATGTTTGAGTTGTCAGGTGACCAGAATGCCAAGCAGCGGTTTGAGAACTCCAAGACCGGCTACCGCATAGCCACGTCACCTGGCGGCACGGCTACAGGCGAAGGTGGATCTAGATTGGTGCTTGACGATCCGCACGGTGCACAAGAAGCCCAGTCCGATGCGATGCGAGAGAGCACGCTGGAGTGGTTCGATGTGGTGTGGAGCACACGGCTGAACAATCCCAAGACTGATGCAATGGTAGTTGTGATGCAGCGGCTACATGAACGTGACATCAGCGGTCATATACTCGATGACATCAAAGGCTGGGAGCACATCTGCATCCCTGCCGAATGGGATGGCAAAGCACGCAAGACGGTGCTCGGTCCTTATGACCCACGCACAAAGAAAGGTGAACTCATCTGTCCTGAGCGCTTCGGGCCGGTAGAGATCACAGCCTTAAAACAGCTACTCGGTTCATATGGCACAAGCGGCCAACTGCAGCAAGATCCTGTGCCTAGTACCGGCGGCCTGCTTAAAACCGCCCATTTCCAGCAGTGGCCACACGCTGACCGGCTGCCACAGTATGAGTACATATTGCAGAGCTATGACTGCGCGTTTACTGAAAAAACTACAGGTGATCCTACAGCTTGCACAGTTTGGGGTGTGTTCACGCACAAGAAGGAACGGCACTGCATGTTGCTTGATGCCTGGGACGAGCACTTGAGCTACCCGGACTTGAGGGCGAAGGCGGTCAAAGACTGGACGACCGAGTATGGTGGCGACAACAACAATGGTGCCGGTATGCCCACCCGGGCTCGGCGGCCAGACCGGATTCTGGTTGAGGCCAAAGCCAGTGGCCAATCTTTGCTGCAGGATTTGCGCTTGGCCAGGGTGCCTGCAGTGGGGTATAATCCTGGCAACGCAGACAAAATCAGCCGTGCGCATCAAGCCGCACCCACTTTGGAGCTTGGACTATTGTGGATACCCGAGTCAAAGCGCAACCCCGGACAGCCTGTCAGCTGGGCAGCGGCGTTCATCAAACAGCTTACCAAGTTTCCTCTGGCCGAGCATGATGATTATGTTGACACGTTCACCCAAGCTATCATCTACCTTAAGGATGATGGATGGTTTGAACTCCCACAAGCCAAAGACGTTGATGAACCACGGCCAAAAAGCCGAGACAAGGTGAACCCTTATGCCGCGTGATCAAGTCCGTGCTACACCTCGAAACTCAGCGCTAGGCGCATTGGCCGACTTCTTGGCGCAGAGTTATTCGCCCGAGCGCACCCAGCAGATGCAGGGGGTCGCAAAGTTTCTGGATATGCCAGCCATCAGCGAGACAATAGACCGATTGTCTTATGACCCTTCTGGAAGGTCATTGTTTACCGGCGCTGGCGGACTTGGCGGCACCACAAGGTTTCGCCCCGAGGTGCTTGACGCCGCTATGGCAGTAGCACCCGGAGCCGGAGCGCTTGGCAAACTTGCTGCCCAAGGGACTATGGCCGCAGGCCGCGCCGGCGCTCGCCTTGCTGAACGTGCTGTGCCTCAAATCATGGGGCGTGGCGGCATGGGACTGTTGGATGATGAGTTAGGTGCAGCGTTTGGCGTTTTTCCTCAGATGAAGCCCAGGCGCAGGTTCCAAGACCGTGAGGCATCAGCCAATGTTCCGCTGGATATCACCCGAGGGCGGCTGGCAGGATTGCTGGGGTTACTGCCTGACACATTGAATTTCATGGGTAGAAGTCCCATGCCGACTGAGGTGTTCGGTGAAACGCAGTACGAGCCAGCACCGCAGCTGCCCTATGGCTCCGAATATTATCTTGAGAATTTGCCACTCAAGCCAACGTCCAGGATTGGTGAAGTTGCTGGGCAAGCAGGTGCCTTTGTGCCTTTGAACCCGATGCCAGCAGCTAGAGCAGTGGCGGCTGGTGCCAGGGCGCTGGGGCCAACCGCGGTAAGGATGGGCGAGGGTTACCTGCAGCGCCAAGGGTTGATGCCTCAGTTGGATGTCTACCACGGGAGTCCACACAAGTTTGACCGCTTTGACGCCAGCAAGATTGGCACTGGTGAGGGAGCGCAGGCGTACGGGCATGGGATATATACGGCAGAAGCTCCTGCGGTGGCAAAGGGATATCAATTAGCAGAGGCAACTTATAAAACGCTTCATGGTGGTCTAACAAATAAGCAAGAATTTGTTGCAGATATGTTAAGTCAGGGAAGACCTGAAATGAACATATTAGATTTATATGCACAAAAATATGGTGGGTCTTTTGATGATGCAATGAAAGATTTAATTGATGTTAAAGAAATTTATAAAAAATCAGGCAACCTCTATAAAGTAGACCTACCCGATGAGCAAATAGCTAAGATGCTTGATTGGGATAGGCCATTGAGTGAACAGCCAAATGTAATCAAGGCGCTCAAGGGCACAGACTACGAGGTCGGCGTCAGCCAGAAGGAGGCCGAGAAGATTGCCGATATGAGATTGCGCCAAGAGGCTGATGAGTGGGCCGAGATGACAGGGGGCGACCCAGTTGACTACTCAAACAATGTTGATTGGGAAAAGTACGTTAATCAGGTTCGCAAAGAGTCTGGCAGGATTGACAGCAACATCACTGGCAAAGACTTGCACAGCATGGTCATGCGCGATGAGGGCTATAGACCCGACCTGTTTGACTCAGAAAACTATCAGGTCGGAACCAGTGAAACATTACGCGGCATGGGCATCCCCGGCATCAAATACCTAGATGCAAACAGCCGTGGCGGTGGTCAAGGAACCCGCAACTTTGTCACCTTCCCCGGCGAAGAAAAGAACCTGACCATACTGGAGCGCAACGGACAGCCGATGGTTGCTCCAGCTGTGCCAGAAGAGCACAAAATGTTGCAAGGGTTTTATCGGGGTTATGCAGGAGAGAACCTTGACACACCCGAGTTATTTGTTTCTCCGCAGAAACGTATTGCTGATTATTACGCTGATAAACGCGCAAGGCAAACAGGCGCAGAGCCTCATGCTGAAATGGTGCTTATGGACCCGTTTGCGGGAGAAACTTACGGACACTCAACAATGGGATCAGGCGCTAAAGCACCCATGTTTACTAACGCTAAGAAAATTAAACTTGAAGATATTGAAGGGCGCACGCAACTTTACCAATCCGGCGGCGTTGTTAAGTTGTTACAGGGTATGCTAGTAAATAGCGGCGAAAAGGCAATAACTGCCGCTCAACGTGCTGCAGCTGGCCGTGCTGCGGCTGAACTCATTAAGTCGCAGGAACAGGTCAAAGCATCTGAGGCGCTTGGCCAACTCATGGAGAAAGGCTTTAAGCGCACAACCACTACTCAGGCTGACCGCACCCGTGTGGGCGGCGGCAACATCGGCGGCGCACCATTCCCCGCCCTTAGCCAAGCCGACCCCGCCTATGCCGGCAAGGTTTGGGGCGTGATGGATGAAGGCGCAGCCTCGAGGCTCAAGAACCTAACGACACCTGACACCGCCTGGACGACGATGTTAGGTTCAGCGATTCAACTCAAGACCAACCCTGTGGTTTTTGATAAGCTGAAGCGTGGGTTTATTGATTCTATGAAACAGGGCAACCTATCTGACGAACTGGCTGGGAAAATCAATCACAACCTATCGCTGACCTTTGGTGAAGGCGTTGACATCCGTGACCCAGGCATCTGGAAGTTGGCAGACACATTTTACAAGCGTGATGCACTGGCAGATGCAATGATGGGCCAAGGCATTGCACCAGGGCTAGGCGGCGTTGCTCTTGGCGGCGAGAAGAGCGGACGGGGCGTGATCTTTCGCCCCACTGACATCCTCAAGCGTGAGACCGAGCCAAGCCTGTTGCACACTCAGCATGGTGGTGATGTGCCGACTTATGCTGCTGGGCCACGCTTGTTTTCGTTAGAGCCGGAGTCAATGTATCGGCCTGATCTGCACCCTGGCTTCCCAACGCTTATTAAGGGCGAGGACTTAAATTACAACATGATGCCGACACCGACAGAGGTGTACTTGCCGGATTGGCACGCTCGGTTTAAAACTAACAATCCAGAGCGCAAAGCCCCCGGCTACTATGACCTTGCTCTTGGCGTAGAGGGTGAGGGCTTGCCAAGCCAAGCCTTGAACAACGAATACATCCGACACTTGCTGCGTGAGGGTTTTGCGGAGGGTGGTGCAGTCCACATGGATGAAGGCGGTGCAGCCTTCGGCGTATTCCCGCAGATGAAAGCACGCCGTGCGCAGCAAGACCGTGAAGCTGCAGCCAATGCTCCGCTCTCGGCACTGCGCGGCTGGGCTGCAGGTACAGCAGGATTGCCAGGAGACATTGAGGGCTTAGCCCGTGCAGGCATCTCCCAACTGCCGCCACAACTATTGACAGCCTTCCCTGCTCTTCGTGCATTTGGCATCGGTAGCAGGGCTGATCCCACCCCACAGCTGCCAACCACCGAGTTCTACAACGAGTACCTGCCGGGTGCTCAGCTAAACGAAACCCCAACAGGCAAGGCGTTCACAACTGCAGGTAACTTGCTTGGCGGCACGGGGGCCACAAGCATTGCTAGGCTAGGCATTAAGAGCGCAAAGGCAACCGGCCAAGCACTAGGGCCAACAGCTGTGCGAATAGGCGAGAAATATTTGGAGCGGCAAGGGTTGATGCCTGGCGTCATCAAAATGCCTGGGGGGAACTTCCTGACCGGGCGGACTGAGAAGGACTTGCAGCCTTTGAAAACGTCAACCTTTGTTGGTGAAACGCCTGCTCAAAGAATATCCAAGCACGAAGAATTACTGAAAAACCCAGCACTGAGCCAAGACCAGCGAGACCGTGTTCAACGTATGCTTGACGTAACCAAAGGTGAAGCCGCAATTGATAACTGGGTTGACAGCAACCTGACCAACTACGTCAAGAAGCAAATGGGCACGGCTGACGACCCGGTCCGATTGATGTTTGACAAACGCGCACAAGAGATTGACGCTCAGTATGCCAAGGACATTGAGAAGTCTGAACGCATCGCTCAACGAGCCACGGGAGAGTCAGACCCACGTAAGCAAGCCAACTTGCTGCGTGAAGCTGAACGCATAAAGGCTGAAGCAAACACAGAGCGACAGATGGCCGTCAATCACATCTCGCACAAGCCTGCGCTTTTAGATGAGTACCTACATGAACCATTGAGTGGCGAGCAAGTGCGCCGTACTGAAGATGTAAAAAAACAGCGCAGAGCAGCGGGTTTCCCAGAAGAGGGCTTGGGCCAATCCCCTATGGCCAAGGCTTGGGAGATATCTTCTGACGAGGTTATTGCATCGCACCGTGCTGGCGACATACAAGGAATGCCGGAGAAATATGCCAAGTTTACTGAGGCTGAAAACAAGATGCGTCTTGCCAGAGAGGAGTTTGACAAGAGTGAAACTCCGTTTGCCGAGCAAAATTGGTTGGATTATTTAAAAGCCGAAGATCAGTTTCACGCTTCTCATCCTCCAATGATGGACCACTACATGGATCTTGGGCGTCAAAACCCTTTTATTGCCAAGCTGGACCCAAACACCTCACTTTATTCTACGTACACTCAAAACCTTGGCTTTGACCACATCATGGATGTGCTGCGTGAAGATGTGACGGCTGGCCGCATTCGCCCAGAGCAACTCAACAAATTCAGCATTACCGACGCAATTCGCCGCACCAGCGAGTACGATCGGGATCTGGCGGCCAAGATGAATGCCAGCAGGGCAGCGGCTCGTGAGGGTTTGCCTACTTACAGAGAGTATCCTGAAGGATACAAATGGATTCAACTCAACAAGCCCGGATCCTTTGCGCAAGAGTCCGAGGCGATGGGACACTCAGTACGTGGCTACGAGCCGCCCAAGGGCCATCCTGACTGGACTGAGGCTTCTGGTGATGCCGGTAGCTCTGGCTACGGCCACGGCGGCTGGGAGGCTATCAAGAGCGGCAAGGCCAAGGTGTACTCGCTGGTTGACTCCAAGGGTGCGCCTCATGCAACGGTTGAGGTTGAGCAAATAGGAATGACTCCAGAGCAACGCCGTTACAAAATTGGATTTTTAGCTGCGCAATTAGAAAAAGAAGGCAAAACGGCTGAAGATGCGTTGCGGCAAGCTGAAAAAATTTACCCTGAAGAATCTAAAGAAAGCATCAGCCAAATCAAAGGCAAAGGCAACCGCGCACCCAATGAGGAGTACCTGCCCTACATCCAAGACTTCGTGAAGGGCAGCAATTGGTCTGACGTTAATGCGGTTGACTTAAGGAATACTGGGTTGCGCCCCACTTTGGATGCGTTCAACTCAAATGAACTTAAAATGATTCAAGATGCAGGCTTGGAAGTTCCAATCTGGGCCAGCGGAGAAGACTTACAACGCTTGCATAACAGCATTACGCCAGAAGGCCAGCGATTAAAGTACGACAGCCGAGGACACATTGTCGGCAGGGAGCAAGAATATCTTGATCCTACTAACTACGCCCAAGGCGGCTTAGTCTCAAACCACTTTGACCCGATTAAGATCAAACAGATCATTGCCGGCTTGGATGATGATTACGATCCTGAAAACATCCAGCAAATAATTGCGCAACGTGAAAGTGCATATGCCTAAAAATACAGACCTTACCATTGAAGAAGACGAAATCGTTGAGGTAGACGATGATGAGTCAGACGCCGAGGATACTGATGACGGCGGCGCAATGGTCAAACTCAAGAACGAGGACGACCAACGTCAAAAGCAAGCGCACTTTGCCAATATTGTTGATGAAGTTGACCAAGGTGACTTGAGCGATGCTGTCACAGAATTGCTAGACAAGGTTGCCAAGGACAAAGACGCACGACAGAAGCGGGATAAGCTGTACGAGGAAGGCTTACGCCGCACTGGTTTAGGCGATGACGCACCGGGCGGGGCGCAGTTCACCGGCTCAACAAAGGTCGTCCACCCCATGCTGGTGGAAGCCTGTGTTGACTTCTCCTCACGAGTGATGAAGGAGATCTTCCCCCCAGGTGGCCCGGTCAAGAGCAAGATCCTTGGCGAGAAAGAGAAGGACAAGGTCGCCAAAGCCGAGCGCAAGACTGACTTTATGAACTGGCAGACTACTGAGCAGATGCCGGAGTTTAGGGGCGAGTTAGAGCAGCTCAGTACGCAACTACCGTTGGGTGGCGCTCAGTACCTCAAGATGATGTGGAGCGCTCAATACCTGCGCCCGTGCGCTGAGTTCATCCCCATTGATGACGTGTACCTACCCTTTGCGGCCACTAACTTCTATAGTGCGGAGCGCAAAACCCACGTCCAGTATGTGACCGAGATGGAGTACCAACGTCGGGTCAAGTGCGAGATGTACATCGACGTTGACCTTGGCTCGCCAGAACAGCCAGACTTCAGCAAGGCATCGATCGCCAATGACAAAATTGAGGGGCGCAAAGACACCTCCTACAATGAAGACGGCCTGCGCACCATTTTTGAGATCTACACCCACCTAGACTTTGGTGATGGTGTTGAGCCGTACATCATCAGCATTGACAAGACCAGCAGCAAGGCCGTGGCGCTGTACCGCAACTGGGAGCCTGAAGATCCTCGCCGTGTAGAGCTTGACTGGATTGTGGAGTTCCCATTTGTGCCTTGGCGTGGTGCTTACCCAATCGGCCTGACCCACATGATTGGTGGCCTTTCAGGAGCAGCTACCGGCGCACTACGCGCCCTGCTGGACTCGGCGCACATTCAGAACATCCCAACCCTGCTCAAGCTAAAGGGTGGGCCTGGTGGCCAGACGCTTAACGTGCAACCTACCGAGGTTGTAGAGCTTGAAGGCGGTGCGCTGATTGATGACGTGCGCAAGCTGGCCATGCCGCTACCGTTCAATGGGCCGAGCCCTGTGCTGTTCCAACTGCTAGGCTTTGTGGTTGATGCCGGCAAGGGCGTTGTACAGACCAGCTTTGAGAAGCTGAGCGATGCCAATCAGGCACAGCCGGTTGGCACCACGATGGCCCTGATTGAGCAGGGCATGGTGGTCTTCAGTAGCATCCACTCGCGCATCCATAGCTCAATGAGCCGTGTGTTCAAGATCCTGCACCGCATCAACAGTGCCTACTTGACCATTGAAGACATTGAAGCGCAGGCATCCGGTTTGGATGTCAAGCCTGAAGACTTTGACGGCCCAATGGACGTGGTGCCGGTAAGTGACCCGGCAATCTTTTCTGAGACACAGCGTTTTGCTCAAACCCAGGCGCTCATGCAACGCTCGGCCACTATGCCGCAGATGTACGACCAGCGCAAAATTGAGCAATTGTTTTTGCGCACGCTAAAGATCAGCGCTGACGATGTACTACAACCCGCGCCCGGCACCGAGGACATTGACCCGGTAAGTGAGAACGTGGCCGCCACAATGGGAACTCCTGTTTATGTTCTGCCGCAGCAAGATCACATTGCCCACCTCAAGACCCACCTAGCGTTTCTCAAGTCACCGCTGTTTGGCCAGAACCCGGCTATCGTCAAAACCTACATGTTCCCAATGGCCACTCACCTGCGCGACCACCTGCTGAACTATTATCTGACCGAGGCTCACGAGGCGGTAGATGTTGCTCAGAAGAAAGACTTGATTGAGAAAGAAGCAGAACAGCAGGTCAAGGTGATTCTTAAAGTGCAGGAAATCATTGAGCAGCAACTTAACGGGTTTGCCCAAGAGTTGGCTCAGATTGATCAAGTCGCTCAGCAGTTCAAACCCCAGCCACCGATGCCGCCAGACAGCAGCATGCAGATAGCTCAGATGAATGCACAGTTGCAAGGCCAAGCACTCCAGCAGCGCACGCAACTTGACCAAGCAAAAATGCAACAAGCCGCTCAAGCTGAGCAAGCAAAAATGCAGGCTGAGCAGTCCAAGCTGCAACTGGAGCAAGCCAAGTTACAACTTGAGCAAGCCAAAGTGCAGCAAGATGCACAGCAAAATGCACAAAAGATGGCAGAGGATGCTCAGCAAACCATGCTCAAAGAGCAGGCAGAAAACGAACGCACAAAGGTCGAACTAGAGACCCGCTATCAAATGAACACAGACGACAACAATACCGCCCTGCGCCTAGCCGCAACCGAGCTAGCCACTGGCGAGAAGTTTGCCGTCTCAACAGGTACAGGCCTCAATCCCGGCGCTTGACACATAGGAGAAACCACGATGAACAATACCCCCGCAGTCCCAATGAATAACGGCGCAGTCAAGCAGCACCACCGCATGGCAGCAGGAGAGCCTGTAACTGGCCAGACTTTGCCAGCACCACCCGCGATGCCAAAGACGCCTGCGTGAATATAGAGACAGTTTTGCTAAATCGGCTGAAAGCCGCGCAAGCAAGTTTTGCGCTTGAATCACTCAAGCGTCCCCAAAACCGCGATAGCTTTGAGTACGGCTATCGCGTGGGCGTCGTATCCGGTTATGACGCAGCGTTAGATGTACTTTTTACCATTTTGGAAGAGGAGAAAAACAGTGGCAATGACTTATGAGGACGCAATGGCAGAGGCTTTTCCGGCTGCAGAAGCCGGCATTCAGCCTTTTGGGAGCCGTGTTCTGGTACAAATTCGCAGTCCTAAACAACGCACCGCTTCGGGCATTATTTTAGATGTGGGCTCCCGAGACACTGAAAAGTGGAACACTCAGGTAGCTAAAGTCATCTCAATTGGCCCTTTGGCGTTTAAGAATCGCAACACAATGGCCAGTTGGCCCGAGGGTTCTTGGTGCGTGGAAGGTGAGTATGTGCGAGTTGCCAAGTATGGCGGCGACAGGTGGGAAGTTCCCATGTCAAACGGCGAATCGGCGCTGTTTGTAATCTTTAACGACTTGGACATCATCGGGCGAGTTAACGTCGATCCGCTGTCCATTCGTGCATTCATCTGAAAGGAGATGAGAAATGGCTGAAACACTGAACGAGCAAGACGAGGACATTAAAAAGCCCACAGAAGACATTGTCATTGTGGAAGACAAACCGCCACAGGACGATGAGGATGATGATCGAATTAAGGCTGACGAAGACAGTGGCACTGACTCCGAGAGGGAGGCAATCCGCGAACGGCGTCGGCTAGAGAAGATTGAGCGCCGTGACCGCAAAGACAAAGCCATCACCCGCGACAAAACGGAACTAGACTTCCTGCGCAAGCGCAACGACGAGCTAGAGCGTCGCATGGGGGCGCAGGAGTACCGTGCTCACCAGACTGACTTGCAAAACATTGACGCACACATCCGTCGTGCGCAAGAAGAGGCAGAATTGTCAGACCGAGTCATCGCCAAAGCTGTTGAGTCCAGCAACGGTACTGACGTAGCGCAGGCGTTGAGGTATCGGGATCAAGCACTGGCCAAACTCAATCAACTGAATGCCATCAAAACGCAGGCCACCCAGGTTCAACCAAAGCCGCAAGCGCAATTTGATGAAGCCACCCTAAGCCATGCTCGAGAATTCATGGCTGAGCACCCTTGGTATGACATCAATGGGCGTGACGAGGACAGTGCAATTGTCTTGGCGATTGATCAATCGCTAAACAAGGACGGTTACGACTCCAAATCTGACGAATACTGGGCAGAACTCAAACGCCGTGCCGCTCGCCGCCTGCCGGAGCGATTTAAGACCGAAACACGGGTTGCCCGAGGCGGCCCCGCCGTCGGTTCTGGCCGAGAACATGCACCAACCTCAACCCGGAACGAGGTTTACATCAATCCGGAGCGAAAACAGGCTCTGATTGAGGCCGGAGTGTGGGATGACCCCATTTTGCGAAAGAAATACGCTGCTCGGTACGCTGAATATGACCGAAATCAACGCAGTCAAGCATAAAAAACTTTATTTTTCTAAAAATTGGGGTTATAATCCTCAACATGTTTTACACGTACGCCCATTACAGGCCAGATGGTCGGATTTTTTACATAGGTAAAGGGTCCGGCAACCGGTATGCGTCTGTTGGACGGAGTCGGCACTGGAAAAACATCGTTGCCAAAGAGGGCGGTTTTAGTTCTGAAATTCTGGCACGATGGTCCTCAGAAGCAGAAGCGTTTGAGCATGAGAAATTCTTGATTAAATGTTTTAGGGATCTAGGTTTTGATCTTTGCAATCTTACTGATGGCGGGGAGGGTGTTTCTGGTAGAGTCGTAACAGACGAAACTAGGAATAAACTGCGTCAATTTGGCAATAAGAACGGAATGTTTGGAATAATCGTTTCTGATGAAACACGATTACGCATGAGCGTTGCGTCAAAGAAAACAATGTCTAATCCTGAAACTAGAGCTAAAATCGGATTGTCTTCGCAGGGTAGAAAACACACAGAAGAGGCTAAGTCCAAAATTAAGTGTTATTTTTCAGACCCTGAAACAAGATCTGCCCACGGCGCTGCGATAAAAGCCGGATGGGCAAAACGTAAACAATTGCAAATTGCTGAAGGAGCATGTGTATGAGTACCGACGAACGTCTAAAGAAATCCGCTGGTGACAATCGCGAGCAACGCGCTGTGCAAGATCGCACGGCGACTGAAAATCGTGAACTGTCCGATGATGAGCGAGTTGAAATGTTCCGTCAACAGTTTTTCCAGTCCTCGTTACCTGATTTACCAAAGCTGCCCGGCTGGCATCCTTGCTGGCTAACAACGACGAACCCACGTGACTCCATCCAAACCCGTATCCGCTTGGGCTACCAGCCCATTAAGCCAGAAGATGTTCCTGGCTGGGAATACGCCACCCTTAAAACGGGTGATTGGTCTGGATTCATTGGGGTCAATGAGATGCTTGCGTTTAAGTTGCCCATGAGTTTGTACGAAAAGTACATGCGCGAAGCCCATCACGATGCCCCTCTGCGCGAAGAGGAAAAGCTCACCGATACGGCTGACTTCCTTGAGCAACAAGCACGATCATCTAAATCGAAGTTGACGCTGGGCGACGGTAATACAGAATTGGGACAAAAGCGGCAAGCTCAGTTTGATCTTGCTTGACAGACTTTTTAACCCCTTAGGAGAAAGCTAATGTCTTCGACTAGCGCACCCTTTGGTTTTAGGCCCAGTTTCCACAACAGTGGACAAATGCGGCCTAAAGCCTACACAATCGCCAGCACTTACGCTGCCAACATTTTCGAGGGAGACCCCGTAAAGTTGGTGGATGCAGGTACTGTTCAACTCGGCACCTCTGACGGCACTCGCTCAGGAACTGTTGCTGGTATTTTGCTGCTTGGCATCTTTGCCGGCTGCCAATATACCGATGCATTGGGCAAGCCAACCGTATCATCGTATTGGCCATCTGGAGTAACCGCAACGGATATTACGGCTTGGGTTTATGACGATCCGGAAACTCTGTTCAACGTGCAGTACACCAATCCGGGTACACCTGGCACCACGACAATGCAAACTGCCGTTGGTGAGCAGATGGATTGGGTTGTGGCCTCACCGGGCGGTTCTACCGCAACAGGGTTGTCAAACACCCAAATCGGCGTTATTGAAGCTACTTCTGGTCAATTCCAGTTGACTGGCTTCGGTGGCGAAATCAACGACTCCATAACAGACGCATACATTGTAGCCATTGTTCGTATCAACGAGCACATCTACAAAGCTGCCGTCAACTCAATCTAAGGAGGGCTAAAACATGGCTACCCCAATGAGAAGTACCGACTTTAGGTCGGTTGTTGAGCCGATAATGAACGAGGTGTTCGACGGCATTTACGAGCAACGTGCTGACGAATGGAAGATGGTCTTCCGTGAGCAAAAAGGTATTCCTCGGAATTACCACGAAGAACCCGTCCTGTACGGTTTCGGCGCGGCTCCCGAGTTGCCTGACGGCATGGCTGTGACCTACCAAAGCGGTGGTGTGCTCTTCATTCAACGTTACCTTTACAAAGTGTATGGCCTTGCCTTTGCTTTGACCAAGGTGCTCGTTGAAGACGGCGACCACATCCGCATTGGTCAGACCTATGCCAAGCACTTGGCTCAGTCGCTGATTGAGACTAAAGAAACTCTATCCGCCAACGTTCTGAACCGCGCCTTCAACAGCGCGTATCTGGGTGGTGACGGTGTTTCTTTGATTTCAACTTCACACCCCGTTGTCGGTGGTGTGTTTAGCAATCAGTTGAGCACCGCTGCTGCGCTGTCGCAGACATCGCTTGAGCAACAGTTGGTTCAGATCCGCAACGCTGTTGACAACAACGGCAAGCGTATCCGTCTGACACCTAAGAAGATCGTTTCTGGACCCAGCAATGTGTTCCAGGCCGAAGTTCTGCTCAAGTCTGTTCTGCGCACCGGCACGGCTGACAATGACATCAACCCGGTCAAGTCAATGGGCTTGCTGGCTGAAGGTCAAGGCAATCTGTCGCGTATCACGTCTACCACCGCTTGGTGGATCCAGACTGATGCACAGGATGGCCTGAAGCTGTTGATGCGTCGGGGCTTGGAGAAGTCTATGGAAGGTGACTTTGAGACTGACTCTATGCGCTACAAAGCCACTGAGCGTTACACGGTGGGTTGGACTGACCCACGCGGTCTGTACGGCACCGCTGGAGTCTAAGACTACGGCTTTAACCCTCAACTCACAAGGTTGGGGGTTATGGAGGTAGTTTTAATGCGTCTGACAGCTTAAACCTCAAGCTGACGACATGCAGACAGACGCATTACACTTGCATGTAAGGAAACATCATGGCATCCACGACCTTTTCGGGCCCAGTAACGTCCACCAATGGATTCATTACTGGCTCAGGCTCACTCGTTCAAATCACGGCTGCAGCTACAGCCACTAACGCCGCAAATGCTGGCCGCTTGAATCTGTTCAACGTAGCTGCCGGGGCAATCGTCACACTGCCTGCGGCTACTGGCAGTGGCAACCAGTACAATTTTGCCGTGCAAACCACGGTCACTAGCAACAACTACGTTGTCCAGGTGGCAAATGCAACCGATGTAATGGCGGGTCGGGCCATTATTATGCAAGACGCCGCCGATACGGTAGTCGGCTTTGAAACCGTTGCCGCATCTGACACCATTACCCTAAACGGCACCACCAAAGGTGGCACCAAGGGCGATACGATCTACATCACAGATATCGCCAGTGGTTTGTTTTTGGTACATTGCAATTTGACCGGCACCGGCACAGAGGCTACACCATTCAGCGCTGCTGTTTGATCGGGAGATCAACATGGCTGACGCAGTAGCTTCACAAACTCTACTTGATGGCGAACGGCTGTTCATCGCCAAGTTTACAAACATATCTGACGGCACGGGTGAAACCGGCGTTGTAAAAATTGATGTTTCTACGCTTGCTCCAAATTCATTTAATTTGGCTTGCAATGGCGTGAAAATCAACAAAATCTGGTCTACTACGCATGGCATGGAAGTACGCATTCTTTGGGATGCAACAACTGACGTGTTTGCATGGTTAGTTCCTCAGAATACGAACT